TGGAACTCCGGTGGCCGTCCTTCGGGTGTTCTACCTCATGGGAGACTATAAGGGGTCTGGACCGCAGTATCGGATAGCCCGAATTCGGTTCACTCAGGCTGAACTTGAAGATAACTGGAAAATGATCGTACAACATAAGGAGAAGTACTTCAGTGATCAGTAGACGAGAGAAACTTTACTTTTGGATTTCCGTGGTTATTCTGGCTGTTGTAGCCATTATAGCCCTAACAACACAAAGAGTGATAGGAGGATAAGATGGACAATATGAGACAAGAAGATCTACAATGGGTAGTACGCCGACTGCCGAAGGATGTAAAGGAAATGATGAAATCTTTGAGGTCCAATGTATGTCTGGGGGGTGGATTCATCCGGAGTTGCATCACAGGAGACCCAATCAATGACCTGGATTTGTTTGTTGACTCTGTAGACACAGAGAAGAAGGTAGTGGAGATGTTGAAGGGTATAACACAGAAAATCATAAGAAGTAAAAATGCAGTTACCCTTATAACCCATACCTTTCCTATCCAGATTATTCACCGCTGGCTATACGAGCGTCCGGAAGATGTACTATCAGACTTTGACTTCTCAATTACCTGTGCAGTTGTGTGGTATGATGGTGTTATGTGGTGCGGTAAAGTTCACCCCCTCTACTACTCCGATCTTGCGGCTAAACGTCTAACCTACCTACACCCCAACCGGGATGAGGATGTGGGAGGTTCAGTGCTCCGGGTTCTCAAGTACTACCGCAAAGGATACAACATCACCCTCAACTCCTTTGCCGGAACCATCTCCCGATTGATGAGTGGAGTTAGAAGGGAGAATGAAGCAGCTATCACTGATGAGGATGAGCGGACACGAGTTCTTACCGGACTTCTGGTTGAAGTAGATCCCAGCGCTGTACTTGGTAGTGAGATAGTTCGGGATAATGGTGATGAAATTGAATGACATCATTAAAGCAGGCTTCACTAACGCTAAAGATCGAGATACATACGACCGGATTATTATGTCAGTGTCCGGACTGGAGAAGCAGGGAAAAAGCCATTTTGCTCTTACTTCTCCAGGACCAATAGCTATGTTTAGCACTGACATTGGTGAGGAGGGTGTAGTTGGAAAATTCATAGGTAAGAAGACCATCTACGTTATGGACGTGGCCCGAATCGACGAGGATTCAGCTACTGAAGCCCCCGCAGAGTGGGACAAGTTTAAGAAGGCATATAACCACTGTCTCCGGTCGAAGTCCATTCGATCCATAGTAGTTGATACAGCTACGGAAATCTGGGAACTCCTGAGGATGGCCCGGTTTGGTCGTCTCACTCAGGTTATGCCATATCAGTACGGACCGGTAAACGCCGAATTTCGTACCCTTATCCGGGAGGCATACAAGTTTGACAAGAATGTAATCCTCCTCCACAAAATGAAGGCCCAATACATCAACGACAAAAGGACGGGGGAATGGGAACGGGCTGGCTTTTCCGACATGGGGTTTCTCGTCCAGGTAAATGCTCAAGTTTACCGATATGACCCCTCAGAGGGTGGAGCCTTCTGCTGCTGGATCAAGGATTGCAGACAGAACGAAAGTTTGGCCGGGGAAATCTTCGAGGGTGAACTCTGCTCCTTCCCCATGGTAGCAACGATGGTATTGCCGGGAACAGACCCCTCAGTCTGGGAATAGATCGACAGACAATGAAGAACAAAAGGAGACACAGACCAATGAACGAATGCAAACCAGTACAGGCAATACACGAAGAAAGGCTATGTGAGGTTGGGGGATACGTTGATGTACTGTCCACCTTCCCCGACTCAATCAAAATACAGACCTTGGACTCCCACCTTAATGTGGTAGGTGAGGTGGAAATGGTAGTCTCTGGAATTCCAGGACTGAAGGACATTGATTCGGTGAAGGGGTTCTATGCTCAGGGTCAAGCCGTAGCTCAGCGAAAAATGGCCTCTGTTCGTCAAATCTTTGAGTCCCTATCCTCTCCTGTCTTCATCACTGGGGTGGGGGAGGACCATAAACCGTCATGACCCTCTTCTGTGAACCTGTGGAAGATAACGTTGGTATGAAGGAGGTGTATTATCATACTAATAGATGAGCGTGTGGGTTCTGGGGAGATCGCCCCTTTCATCTCCTCCCCCAACCTCGTATGCCGTCTGCAGTATGCCGACTTCAGCTTCTCCGGCAACGGACCTGATGGTGGGGTGACGGTTGGGGTGGAGAGAAAAGGCATTATGGACCTACTACAGAGCATGACCAGTGGTCGCCTCTCCGGACATCAGTTGATCGGATTGAAGGACAATTACGACTTCACCTACCTTCTGGTTGAGGGGGTATGGAGGCCCGACCGCCATACTGGAGTCCTCATGAGGACGAACGGGAAGGGGAAGTGGGTAGCTGCAGCCCAAGGGTCACGTCGATTTATGGCAAGAGACATTTACTCCTTCCTCCAGTCACTCCAAGTCCTCTGCGGGGTGATGGTGGCTCAGACATCGAACCAGTGGGAGACGGGGAAGTGGCTCGACTCCATCTACGGCTGGTGGCAGAAACCCTGGGGAAGTCACAAGTCTCATCTCCAATGGCAAAAACCTAAAACCTTCGCCAGTCTTCGGAAGCCCAACCTCGTCACCCGAATTGCCTCACAATTCGACGGAATCGGCTGGGATAAGGCACAGAAGATAGGAGAGAAGATGGACCTGTGGGACTTCATGAATGCAGACGAGGAGGATCTGATGGAGGTGGAAGGAATAGGGGGGAAATTAGCTAAGACAATAGTAGAACAAAGGAGGGAAGGATGATATTAGGACGAAAGAGTTTACTTTTTGGCTGCCACCAGTTCATTATCCATCCGGTCTACGTCTTGTGGGCGTGGATGCGGATCAGCCGGTTAACCGGAACCAAACTCACATGGAAGCATTGGCTCCTTGCCCTTGTCCACGACTGGGGATACTGGTGGTGTAAGACGATAGACGGTCCGGACGGGTCAGCTCACTCAGCCTGGGGGGCAGATCTGATTCTTCGGTTGACTGGAGATCCTTGGTGGTATGAGGAGGCCCTGTGCCACTCCCGCTTTTATGCTAAGCGGCTTGGCCGTCCAGCATCCAATTTCTGCTGGGTGGACAAGTATTCTGTTGCCCTGATGCCGAGTTGGCTCTGGGCAGGATTGGCTTACCTGACTGGTGAAGGTTGGGAGTACCTGGACAACAAGGTCTATGAGATTCACTGTCCCATGCCCCATACCTTCGCCAGCCTTGTCCTCAAACACAAAAAGTTGAAGCAATGGACACTGGCTACCTTAAGCCGCTACTATGGAGTGGAAATAAAATGACCTGCGGAAAATATATAGCTGAAAAGCCCTCAATCCGAAAGCGTTACATAGTTACTATCTATTCCTGTTCTGAGTGTCCTTTCTGTTATCATGACTGCACTGTTGTCGAACGCCTATCTTTCGTTCGGTCAAGGTTGGAAGGCCAATTTCCGGCTAACTGTCCTCTTAACGATGCAAATCCGCTGGAGACTGAAGCAACAATCCAGTGGCGAGAGACGGGAGGTTTCAAATGAGTGTTGAGTGGTCAGTAAGGATGACGGAAAGAGATCGGCCAGAGATCTGGGATGTTATGCGGGGGGAAGAGAAGATGGCATCCCTCTCCAACCCGGAATTGGCATTCAGTATAGTAGACGACATAAACAAGATTAAAGTGGAGATGAGGGAATGAGGTCTGACCATTGCCACCAGTGTACTCTTGCAGCTCCTGGAGTCCGTCCCTGCCCCGGTGAGATTTACTCCTCCGGTCCAGTCCCTCACCCAAGGGTGATGGTCATCGCTGAAGCTCCGGGCTACGAGGAGAATAAGTACTCCCGCCCACTTATCGGGACCAGCGGGGAGGAAGCTAGACACCACCTGGACATTAATGGTATTTCTCAGTTCGGGGTTTACCTCACCAACACCTGTCTCTGCCGACCCCCCGACAATCGAACCCCAACGGCTGATGAGATCCGGACCTGCACTGACCTCCACCTTCGACCCCAGATCAAAGCTCTGAAGCCCAAATTCATCATCTCCATGGGAAGACCAGCTACCCAATACTTCCTTGGAGACGTAGATATGGAGCTTACCCACGGAATTCCGAGGCCGGTGGAGATAGATGGCCATCACTGTACTCTCATCCCAGCTTACCACCCGGCAGCGGGAATCCATTCCCCCGAAGTCCTCATCCTATTCCACACGGATATGGTGATTGCTGGTCAAGTAGTCAAGGGGCAAATTTCCCCCCTCCCCCCTGTAGACACCTTCGAGGGTAAGGAGAGTTACCATGTCATCAACGACAGCCATACCTTTCCCCTATCTTCAGACTGCGTACCCCTCTACGCCGAACATCAGGGTCTTATCCCCGGAAAACTGGTAGTGGCCGTGGACACCGAGTGGGCAAAGGGGGCCATGTGGTGTCTTAGCCTATCCATAGCCCCAGGGACAGCATGGGTGGTCATGGCGGACCAACAGGCCTCGCTCTCCGCTCTCCAGCGTCTCTTAGCCCATCCGCAGACTATAACAGCCATCCAAAACGCTCTTTACGATCTTCCGGTCCTCCGAAGAGTGGGGATAGAACCGAGAGAGGTGGTGGATACCATGGTTATGGCCTATCTGTTGCAGAACGAACCTCAAGGACTAAAGCCCCTCGCCTACCGCCACTGCGGAATGAAGATGAGGTCCTATGGTGAGATGGTGGGGGAGGCAACACGGTTGAAGGCCCAAGAGTACCTGGAGACAGCAGCCACACTCACCTACCCAGACCCCGAACTGGTCTTGGAGTGGAAGAAGGGAGAACCGTATGTACGCACGCCACAGAATATTATCCGAAAGATCACCAGAATCCTTAAGGCGGTGGAGGCGGGAGAAGCTGACCCCTGGGACTCATGGAAGGCAATACAGGAAGGGAAGGAGGTCGTGGAGGAAATCCTCGGACCGCTTACGGAGGGGGAACTGTGCGACATTGATAGGGAAGATGCGGTCTACTATTCGGCGAGGGATGCAGACGCCACTATCCGAGTGTACCCAGGTTTATGGGCTAGGATTGTTTCCCTGGGGTTGGAGGGTACTCTCAGGCGTGATATGAAGGCGATGCCCATGGTGGTGGACATGATGGCTAACGGGATGAAGGTTAATCTGGAATCCTTCGCTAATCTCAGTGTCTATCTTCAGTCACGGATGGATTTGATCCAGCGAAAGATTCAAGCCTTAGTTGGACACCACTTCCCGTCTGGGGTCAACCTAAATCCAAACTCAGCACCACAGATGACAGACCTAATCTTCCACAAACTTAGACTACAGGATAAAGGGGGGAGCCATAAGGCAAAAAAGGGCGGAAAAGAAAGCACCGCTGACGACATTCTGAAGCGTTACCTCCCCCTACACCCTGTGGTACAGGACATCATAGACTGGCGTGGTTACGCCAAGCTGAAGTCCAGCTACGCTGATGCAATTCCTAAGATGGTATCCCATGATGGTAGAATAAGAACCACAATCCGGATGACGAGAGTGGCTACCGGACGACTTTCTTCATCAAAGCCCAATCTGATGGCCCAACCGGTTAGATCCAGTGAAGGCCGGATGGTCCGGGACTGCTATGAGGCGGAGGAGAACTGCATCCTAGTTTCTGGTGACTACTCCCAGGTAGAAATGAGGGTGGCAGCCAGTGAAGCTAAAGATCTTAAGATGATCTCCATCTTCCTAAACGGAGAAGACATACACGCAATTACGGCCAGTGAAATGTTCGGGATTCCATTGTCCCAGGTAGATGAGAAGAAGCACCGATACCCGGCGAAGAGAGTTGGGTTTGGTATCCTCAATCTTATTACAGCCGAAGGTCTTCATCGAGAACTGGTGACGGGAGGAAGTACCATTCATTCCCTTGACGACTGCCGCCAGATGGTCAAGGCATGGTTTGAGATTTACTTTGGTATTGCAGCCTACATGAAGTCAAACGGAGAGTACGCCAAGCGCCACGGATACGTCCGGGATATGTGGGGGCGCATCCGATATATTCCGGGAATAAAGTCGACAAACAAATGGAGTCGGATTGAGGCTGAGAGACAAGCGGGAAACGCCCCAATTCAGATGGGCGCTCAAGGCATTATCAAAGAAGGGATGGGGAGACTGGTCCCCATCTACAGGGAATTGGAGGAATTAGACCTTGGACCAGTTAGACCTCTCATCCAGATTCACGATGATATAGTCTGGGAGATGGGAGAAGACATTGCTCCCCTGGCTAAAAGTAGGGTGAAAGTGGAACTTGAGGCTTCCGCCCCTCCCCACTTCCTAGTCCCCCTGGAGATAGACTTCAAGGAAGGAAAGAAGTGGGGATCGCTGAAGAAAGGTTAGTGTAGGCTCTCTACTGCTGTTTGACTATACTGCGTCCACTTTGGCCCAATAAGCCCGTCTCGCTTCCATGACGTGCTGCCCTAAATCCGGGACAAAAAGTACCAAAAAATCAGCAATGGTGATGTCATTCATACTGTTGTCGGCGGCCCTAAGCTGCGTCACTGTTTCTCCGGGAAGGGACTCAATGTAGGTTTTAAGCTTCTCCCAATCATCAATATCATCTGGTGCGCATTGGTAGAGAACCCCTCTGAACTCAAACCCAAGATCCAGATAATCAAGATACTCTTGCCAGTATTGGGCTTTGAGGGCTTTTTTATGGGTCTCTGGATTGATAGCCCACTGGACCCCATCCCATTCATCAAACTCCCCTGGTTCAATATCCACGTAGCCGTCCGGCACATCCTCATCAATTGAAATACCCATTTTGGATTTATCAGAGGTGGACCATACCGACCGTTTTTCAAAACTCAGAATCTTCAAAGTCCCTGATTGAACCTTGACTTCTTGGCCATTCAGTTTGGCTTCTAAGGCCTGCTGATATTCTGACTCGGTGATTTCAATACCGCCTGAAATGGGCTGGGTGCTTATCTTATCGTCTTTTGCGTATGGCATTATACTATCCTCATATAAACTGTTGCTGAAACGTTCTTTGCCCTGGTTTCAGTACCGAACCTCACTGTTCCGTTAGTTCCGTCTGTACGGGCTTCATGAACCGTGGCTATTGAGCTTCCGGTTGCCAAAGTGTTTAAACCATAATCAGCGGATGACCCACCTACAAAGTCAGCGGTTGGCCCAGTGAGTTCGTGCTGGTTGTGCCAATGGCCCTGGATCTGGTCTTGTTGTAACACACCAGCGGTTGTTCCTGCCCTCAAAAATGATCCTTCAGAGTTCATAAGGTGGACAGTCTGCCCGGCGAGTGAACCTGTTGCAATTTCGGCCGTGGCCGCCACAAGCGGGGCTGTGCCGGTCACTGATTCGTTCGTCAGAAGGCCCTCATTATACGCTCCTGCACCCGTTAATCCTGCGGTCAGTTTGATAAATTTTATAGTGCCTGAATTATCAGGTGCAGAAACTCCGGTTATGTTGTCGAATAGGGCGAACGGTTCTCCTATTTGTCGCCCAAGTGAATTTAATTGGGATTGAATTGCGGTGTTGTTTAACCCAGGGGCTGCATATATATCATCAACGTCAAAGATTGGAACATCGTCGGAGGATATAAGAACAAACCGGTATAAACCATCAGCAGGATCAATCCAAACATCAGCCCTTCCAGCGGAATCAAGGATGACAGGATTTGTGTTTGGGGTTCCCTTTGTTCCATCCGTGTATGTGGCCTTTGGGGTTGTAGTTCCATTAACATAGGAATACAGTTTTGCCCCTGCTGCCGGATCCCCATTTCCATCCACAAAAAAAAACTTCAATAGAGGTATAACTACTAAATCTCCCATTATTATTCTCCCTCAGGTATTTGTTGGTGCGTGTGTTGTATCATTGCTCCAGTCTAGATCATCATTTTCCTTCCGACAAAAGAACAATAAGGTTTGCAATCAAAGCTACACAGGAGACTACAACACCCCCCAGTATTATATTCATCTTGTTCTGTAGGTCAGTGTATATTGTATCCCATATTCTACCCCTAGCCTCTAATGATTTTATTCGTGCCATACATCCACTATGCTCCTCGCAATGTCTGCTGTAAGTATTACCACCTTCATGTTTTGAATCCATACTACTCTCCTTGGGTTCTTTGGTGAATTCGTTCTGCTGCAGCTACTAGTCTAGACATAACACCAGCCGCTACCTTTCCGGAAGCTGGGGTTTGAATTCCAGTGGTAAGAAGGCGAGAGGTGGTTGGATTAAGCATAAGTTTGCTTAGAAGGGGAGGACCGAGGATGATGGTGGCTGCTGGAAGGGTGGCATTCCCTGTGGCTAGTGCCCCTACCGCCCCGGCTTGAGTCAACTGGATAAGCATACGGCCTGCACCCTCTGATTGCTTCCGCTGCGATTCCTGAAGCACTGTGGCGAAGAGTTTTATCTCTCGAATCTGAGACTCACTGAGGACTTCACGAAGAAGAGGTTCACCGAAGGAGTTAGGTTTACCACTGAGATTGTTCATCAAACGCTTACCAATGACGTTACCATTTACATCTGTAGACTTGGACATCAAATGTTGGGCGAAGAATCCCTGCATCTTGTTCCACTCCTCCGACCCTTCACCCAAAGCCCGTTTAACCTTGCGGACCTTGGACACCTGTCCCGGCTGGAAGATAGCGGGGGCTATATTCTCCGCTCCGGTCCCGGTGTCATCGGCAAGTTTGACAAGTCGTCTAAGAAAGGTGTTGTTGAACTGCTCCTGGCCTTCCTTGTAGAACCGGTTGGCCGTACGCCAAGCTTCGAGAGCAGAGGGAGAGTTTATTTTGTTTTTGTCTAAATAAAATTTTATATCGTTGTCTGAATACCCCATCAGTTTACCAAACTCAACCATTTTACCTGGGGTATTCAGACCAGCATCCTGTAGTTTGAGTGCTCTGTTGGCCAATTCGACGGCTTCACTACTTCTATCCTTCCTAAAATATATGGAGTGTTTTCCATCAGTTACTCTTTCAAAATTTGCTAGACTATTTTTGTCCACCAGATTATCTAGAGTAAAATTATCAACCTCCCACAAAAGCTTATCACCACTTTCAACTGCATCTATATTGTCCTTCCATCCCCCGCCGTATGGTGCTAACTTTCCCGATTCAGATGATACCCTTCTGGACCCAGTTATACTGGGTATATCACCCCCCACACCACTAATGTAGTTTTTTGGGTGTAAACTAAACTCCCTCAATGATTGCTCAATCTGGGTGTCGATAAGACTTATCATCTTCTTTGCCTTACCTATCGCTGGGGCCTTTCGGTTTAGGACAGAGAACTCATCCACCCGAGAGATGAGCCGGGACCGGAGCTCCACCGCCGCGTCAAAGGAAAGGTTGTCCGGGAGGTCGACGACGGCAGACATGAGGTCATCACCTGCATTCTTCGCCTCTATTCCCCCAAGTTCAGTTGAGTGAACCCGAACCTTAGAAGCGAAATCCTTAAGTGAAGAGGTAGGAACCCGAATCTGTCCCCCACCAGTATTATCGGACAGTTCATTAAACAATTTCCAAGCTGTGTATTCAGGTATTTCTCCCGGAGATCTACCGTATTTTTCAGTTTCTATTATAAAATCCTTTAAACCAATTTCTGGATTTTTCTCTAATATTTCCTGGGCAGAATCCTTTACCCATTCCATTCCATATTCACCTTGAGACTTTTCATACTCAGCAGCCCTCTTAATTGACTCCTTAGGGTTTCTAACAAAACCTTCTACATCAGAATAAAAATTCTTAGAAGATTTAACTGTGGGTGTTTTATTTATTATATCGCTGACGCTATTGTACAGCACCCCTGCTGCTTCCTGGTGTATCTTCTTCTTTCCCTCTATAGCCGTCACAAACAGGTTCCCCAGGTCATCCGGAGAAGTACGGCTTCCAAACTGGTCTACAATCGAATCGGCAAAATCATCGAAGAACTTAGTCCTGGCTGTCTTATATTTAGCCATCTGATTTCCCCCAATGAGGCTGGACTCGGATATATTGTGTAGCACATCGAGAATACGGCTTTCCGTTGCTTCAGCCGGGAGAAGGACTGGTTTGATTTTGTCCTTGAAATAGTCCATAGCCTCCCCTACTCCCTCTTTCATCGTCTTGGAGAAGGGGGAGAGGATCTTGCCAAACCCTTTGGCCACAAACCCCCCAACGGCCTCAAATCCACCCTCCGCCAGTGCTGCTTTTCCAATCCGCTTAGCTGCATCTGTCGAAGTCCGGGGGGCATCAAGGGACCCGGATAGATGTTGCCCTATCTGCTTCATTGCTTCACCAAAACCCCCACCCAAAGAAGCCCCGGCGACTAGAGGGGCAATCACAGAACCCCCAGCGGTGAGCGTGGATGCCGCGAGTCCCGCCCCCGCTATACTGCCCATAGTCTGCGGAGCTTCAGCGAGAATGGCATCGGGGACAGACATGCCAGCGGGGGCCTCTGGGCTTCCGTTTGAGCCAGGAGATACTGCACGGTTGGATGGGGTTAGGATGGGTGATGAGGCTGAGACAGGGGGTGATTGTCCTCCACCCCCCAGTAGTTCCTTCACCTTTCCCTGGATAACGTTTGTATCGGTTCCGTCCGGAAACTCAAGCTCTCTTCCATCTGGTAATTGTGCTCTGATTGTCATTGGATCATATTCCCCTGTGAGTCAAACTTGATTATGGTTACTCCGGCTTCATCCCCGGCTCCAACCTCACCTTCCGGTGTTCCAGACGGGACAATAAATCCACTCTCCCCCATAGTACCCTTTCTGGTGGCGATGGAATTACGAATAGCGGTGTGGAGTGACTTCAGTCTGGCCTTGAAGACTGTATCCGGAAGGTCAACGGTTGGGACCAACTTCAGCATACGTTGATATTCCTGCTCGTTAATCTGTGCACCTGAACGGAGTCGAAGGAGTGTATCCCCGATATCCTTGACCACCTGACGGAATCCACTCTCCCCCTCGTCAGCCCCAATCCCCGTTAATTCCTTGACAGCCCCAGCATTGCCCTGAACTCGACCCACGTACTTAGGGTCATAACCCTCCTCAATTCGGGACAACTGAGACTCAAACTCAAAAAGCTTATTTAGGCTTTCCCTTTCACCTACAGGTGCAGCCTTGGGGAGGTTGATGGTAACACCGCCTCCGGTCTTTTCTGCTCTCTTCCAGCCTGATGGAACCTTTGCCCCCTTAGCCAAATAAGCCTGTTGTCCAGATCCATCAGTGAAAAGTTCGTAGTCATCCTTAGTCGGAGCAGTGGGAACCTGATCTATCTTCTCTCCCCCTCGGTAGACTGCAGTTCCAGGGGCAAAACCCTTCAACTCTCTTTCCTGTTCCTCCAATTTAAGTCTCTGGGTTTCCGTTCTCAATTCTTCCCGGATCATCCTAACGTTGGTGGGGTTGTAGTCCGGAAGCATTTGATCCACCAAATCACCGGCCTGGGGATACCTGAGTTTAAAGTGGGATTTGGCTATCTCTAGGTCTTCGGGAGAGTTCACCCCCGCAAGAAGGTTGAGGGCATAGTCGTTTACCTCTATTACCTGCTTTCTAGTTCTATCTTCCTTCTCAGCCTTAAACTTTTCAGCTTCCTGGATGAATTTCTTCTTGTCCAACTCAAACTTACTTGCGGCGATGGCAGATCCAGCCCTGGCTTCATTTTCCTGGGCCTTCATTGTTTGAAGACCTTGAAGATTTGCGGCGAAATTGGGAACCTGAAACGGTTGTAACTCTGGTAGTGGCATTATATCTCCTTATCTGGATGAAGCACCTGCATACCCAGTGCCATAATACGATGTAGGCTGGTAAGAGGTAAAAAGGTTTGGGTTTACTGCAGCGTAGTTAAGTACCTGAGACCCAACATTGGATATGTTAGACAGCAGATTAGTTCCAATATTGGCCTGAGTTGTAGCAGCAGCAGCGTTTATCTGTCCAAGTTGGGTCTGGTAACTTGAGGCTGCATTGGCGGCGTTGGTGATACTATTCTGAATACTATTCGCTACATTACTGGTCAACTGTGCGTCATTAGCCGCTGCTGCAGTTCGGATATTGGCCTTAGCCTGTCCCAGACCAGTCTGCAGGTTTGCTATTTGACCGCTGGCGTTGGCCCCAATCTGAATTAGGGGGAACAGTCGGTTTAATTCAGCGTCAAGTGATTGAGCCGCTAAATTCTGACCAAATTCCGTTGCCGCCTTAATTGCAGGCCCGGAAAGACCCCCACCCGACGTACGACTGAAGGCTGCCTGTAGTGCCTCAGTCCCAGCGTTCATCTGGGCCACAGTTGTAGGCCGTGTCATTATGCTGGACGGATCTTCAAGTAATCCCTGGTACTGTTGCAGTTCAGTTCCCTGGGTGTACTTCTGGAGTTCGGAGATTGCCATGTTGTATCCCGTGTCCAAGTCGACCAACCCCAGGTCTACTGCTTTCTTTATATCCGCCCTGGATTCCTCTAGATACTTTATCTGCATAGCCTGCGTTTTCTCTGCAGATTCGGCCTGTATCCTTGCTGCCTCTACTGCAGCATTGGATTGGGTCTCAGCCGCCGAACTTGCCGCCGAACTTTGCATAGCAGACGAGGCTACTGCTGCCCCACCAACTACCACTGCTGCTACCACTACTGCTGGCATAACCATTTCTCCTTTGTAATTCCTAGGATAAACTGATCGTATAGTTTTCCTTTTCGTTTAAAGCTGCTGGTGACTAGACCCTCTTTCTCAAATCCTACAGCTAATGCTGCTGCCAAAGCTGGGCGGTTGAACACCGGAATCCAAGTAGTAATCTTTTCACATTTAGTTCTCTCGAACATATAACGCCAGACGGCTCTACCCAATTGGGTTGTTACCCCTCTCGACTCTGGTAGAACACAGGTATGCTGATCATAGGTGAAGGAATTGACTGGAACAAAAATAGCCAGGGAGTTATAGTTTGGCATAAGAGTGTAGATTGCCTCAGACCGAAGAAACACTGCAGAGTCGAAGTCCTCGGATGTAGGGGATCCATCATCAATGATCCATGGATAGACTTTAGGATGAATCATGATCTCCTTCACTCGTTCAGCATCATCCAAGGTAGCTCGTTTTGCCTCCATTCTTCTGTCCCTCCAAACCCTATTTCGACGCTATAGTTCTACTTCCTACCGTATCTATAGCAAAATGTATCCCGTATGTTGTAACAATGACATCTTCAGCGTCACCTCCAGTTCTTGCAAGTTTGGCCCTGATCTGTGCCCCCTTTGATGCTGGTCCAGCAAACCCTGTACTGTCATAAATGGTAATTAGGTTAGTACCAGCAACCAATTCTGCGCTTGTTGCGGACAAAACAACAGATCCAGTAGTTACTCCAGATCCACTTCTCAACTCCCAATAAAACGTAAACTGGACACCTGTAGTTCCCTCAGATTCCCCACTCTTCAAAAAAATGTGAATGTGGGGATAAAGAATTGTAGAAAGTTTGTAGGAGTGGGGAATTTCTTGTCCCGAACCAACATACTGGTTATTGGCTGAAGTAAACTCAGAGTGGACTACATCACCCACTACAACGTAATCCGGCCATCCTGCGGCAGATACACCCTGATTTGCGGGGTCAAAGTTGAGATCCTCATAAACCGGGGTTTGAAGTTCGACTGTTTTATCGGTTCCAGTATAAATCTTTAGATCACTTGCCGCAACATCGCTGGATTTAATGACTAAGTTAGTCCCATCATAATAAATACTTGCATCATTTGAAGCACCAAAATAAACCTTTGCATTGTCGAGTGCTAGGAATAGAGCATCCAGGGTAGCTGTGTCAAATGTAACATCTGCGTCAGTATCTATGTTTTGGGGGGTAGATAGGGTAACTGTCCCATCACCATTGTCAGTTACAGTAATTTGATCTATTGTTCCAAGAACCATAGACGGAATAAAGGTGGAAGATATAGTTACCACTACTCCTCCGTACCCATCATCTGTAACTGTAATCTTTCCTGTAGTTCCAACTATCCTATTTGGGATGAAGGTATCTGGAATGGATAGGGTTACTGTCCCGTCACCATCATTATCCACTGTAATCTCACCCGCAGACCCGGAGATCCAGGATCCAAGATTTGCCACAGAAACCGGATTACCAGTTCCATCGGACGCAACCAGTCTAGTCGGACTTAGAACAGCAAGAAACCCAAGAAGAGATTCAAGCTGAGTGTTGGAGAGGGCATCAACCTCCCCAACCCTGTTATATAGGTTTAGGAAGAATCCCTGCCACTCTCGTGTCATAGTTCCCCCGACGTACATCTGAGTTGTAGGGAGTTTAGGTAGAATTAGTTTAGCCATCGACTACAATCTCCGCAATTGCACCAGTAATTACTCTCTTTACTTTAGCCGAAATGGACACCTCAAACACCCAGTTTCTTCCTTGACCAAGCTGAGTAGTCCTTGCCCGGTTTTCAGTTTCTCCGATGGTCCCAAGAGGTAAGTCTACTTCAGAAGACCATGTACGTCCTCCATCCCTGGACCACTTGAGGATTGCTTGAGGATTCACATCCTCATCTTCTCCCGACTCTAACCCAACCCCCGGCTCAGATATAAGCTCAATGGAGTTGATGGTTATCAAATCCTGTTTTGCTCTTATAACTGAAGCCCGTCTGGTAGCTACCATTGTTGCCCCCGCCTCATCGTATGCATCTGATCTCAGCTCATAGATCTTCCCATTGATGAAGTCTCCAACAAGATGAAGATTGTTGAACAGTGAGTGTGTAGATATTCTCCAATGGTCATTCAACCCAAGAATCCGGGTAGATCTCTCATGCCATTTTCCTACAGTAGAATCGTACACAAAAGTTTTACCCGCTGAAGGAGAAGTAATGACTATATGAGTATGATCCTCCATTTCATAGCTAAACATCTGGATGTCTGACAGATCGCCCCAAGACTGGAATTCTTGAATTATAGCCGGGGTACTTTTATTGGAGGGGACACGACCTACACACTGCATTAACTGGCCCTGACCATCCCTATCTCTACTTATCCAATAAAGTGCATTGTTTCCTTCCGTTACTGCAAGAGGTCCTACACCACCCTTCTGAATAAAAGCCGAGGTTATTGAGACAAAGTTGAATGTAGCCTCCCCAGAATTCTGCCAGATTTCAGTCGTCCTCTCTCCAATTGTGTACACGTCCCGGTTGTGGACGGAAATGGCGACGATTGGGTCTGGATCAGCACCGGCTGTACTAAAGGCCAGACCACCCCAAGATAGACCATCATTGAAGTCCGATCTCCAGATCTGTCCAGTGCCTACTTTAGGGACCAAGTAGTACCCATCTACCTGAACTATAGACATACAGTCTGGAAAATCAGTGTCGGTGATCTGAGTGTAGGTCTCAGCAGTATAGTCCCACACCCAGCCTCCAGTACCATCAACTACAACCAAGTCCAAACCATTGGTTGCCATACCTAAAGGTCCGGTAGAGGTTCCTATCGTCCCCAGTTCAGTTATGTTTTTGCTGCTGTCTATCCTAAGGAGTTTATTACCGCTGACTTCATACTTGTAGTCGCCAAACACCAAAGTCCTTCTAGACTCGAAATTTGTTTCAGGGTCAAGCCACAGAACCAACCCTGGAGTACCCTCAAGTATAAATTCATCCCCCGCTACCTCAGGGTAGTGTTTAAGATAGAAGTTTCTGCAGACTTGAGACGATATGAAGGTGGAGGATAGTTCATACGCCGGACCACAGAAAGGTATAACCATCGACTGTGTTTTTTGTCTTCTAGTTGCCATTAGCTCCCCCAGGGACCACAATTAAGTGGGTTTCGATTTACCCTACCACCCCCAGCCATAACCGTAAGATGGTCCGTTCTTAGGGATTTTACCGGTCTTACGTTCACCTTTCGTATAGATGCCACTGCAGAGGTAGCCAAACCTAAAAGTTCAGCAGATGCTACCTTGTTGAATCCCGGACATATCTCGATAGCCAAATTTAGGATAATAGCCCTGGAATACCCAGGAGGAAGAACCACCGATGTAGTCTTATCTGGAAAGGACACCAACTGCTTCACGGCATTGAAGTAAATTTGGTCAGCCGCACTTGGAGTAGGGTACAGGAACACCTTGAATAGAGGAAATTCTGGATTGAAGGATAAGAACCGGGGAATTCCCAGCTCCTCCTTCCCTGCCAGTCTTCGATAGATATCCAGAGGTTTAAGTGCTACATAATGATCTAAACCCCCGGACCTAACGTAGGTTTCATTATCTAGCTTCACTGGCCTATCAGAGTCAAAGTCTCCTCCAGTCCCATAAGTATACTCAGATTGGCCAGCAACAAGAGCAAAATTCTCCAGGTATCCGGCATAAACCATAAGGCGTTCCAGGGACCAGGATTCCAGCATATTATTCAAGTCGTTAAATACTTGAGTAGATTTAGATGCTGGAACTGATTCCCCCGGATAAATAATCGTTGCCTTGACCATTGCAGCTTCAATGATGTCGTTAGCTGAATAGGTAGCCATTATTGCTCCTCATCATCATCCTCATCATCATCCTCATTGGGATCGGGTTCAGGAGAAATTATCCCCTTTTCCAATTCAAACTTTATAATCCTCTCCATACATTCGGCTGCAGATCTGCTTACCACAATCTTGCATCCCTCATATCTTGGATCCCTCAGCAGGGCCTCTTCCATCATGGCTTTGGTATCAAATGTCTGCTCGGAAATTGGAGGTGTATCCCTCAACATCCAGGGAGGTCCAAACCATCCTTCTTTCCACGCCCGGTCTACCTGATCCTGTTTCTCGAATAGTTTAGAGTCTCCATCCTTATTGTAGAGGAAGGTTGGGGCCTTTTTGTAAATTTCCATTTTTCCTTTTAATCCCATATTTCTTCTCCTTTACCTTTACCTTAATCCCCAACGCACATCCGCACGTCGTCATGTTGTCACGAATCATGAGAGGACCAAGGACAAAGAAAAACGGGGGATTATCATTTCTCCCCCGATCTAAAGTTTAGTTGAGGTCGTCACTCATATCCATTCGAGCTACAACCAGCCAATCTGTACCGTCGTATAGGAAGGTAGTCACATCTCCAGCAGCAGTGATGATATCTGTCGTTCCTCCCTTTATGCCAGAGGATGTAACGTCGTAGGTGATGGCCCCCTTAGACGTGACCACTAGAAGCTGACCTGCAGCAATTCCAGCCCCATCAAAATCTGTAATAGTTACTCCAGTCGTATTCGTGTTGAAGTATGTATTTCCGGTTACATCCGGGGTTGCATCCGAATCAGTGAAGGTAGCCACAGTGTTGAGGACCACAGCTCCAGCAAGTGTAATAGTCGGAACTCCAGTTACTGCCACTGCACCTGCCGCCGTGAGGGTGAGGTCGTCAGCAGCGTTCAGTTCGATGTCTCCCCCTGTCGCCCCATCGGCATTCAGCAGTATGCCCCCATCGGTCGTCTCAAGGTTGATGGCGACTCCGGCTACTGCCCCCTGTGCGTCGACCTTGAACTGATCCGCAGCCGCTTCCGTGGCTATGGCTTTGATTGTTCCCCCGGTGGCGGTTAGGTCGATATCGAAAGTGGCGGCAGATGTAATATCAATTCCGCCAGCAGACGCTGTTATCTGTAGGGCATCAGCCGCAGTACCTGCCGAACTGAGGATGAGACTGGAGTCCTGAGCACCAGTGACACTGAGGGTAAAATCGTCCGCAGCACCATTAGCGGCATGGGTTATAGTCCCCGCTACATTGTCGAACACGGACATAGAGTTTATTCCGGTGGACGAACTAAGGGCTGCAGTATTGGACCCAAAAGTCCAGATAAGAGTCTCACTGTTTTCAGTCCAGGTAAGGGCATTATTCGTCGTATTGTCCATCGTCAGCCCATTATCGAAGGTAACAGCCCCAGCTACATCAGCTACATTAATCATACTGGTTACCACACCAGCATCACTTTTAAAGTAGATGTTATTTCCTGTAGCATATACTGCCCCCCAGCCACTGTCCGGAGTTGAAGGAGCCGAACTCAGTTCGGGCATCTTAATGTAATCCCCGGGGTGTGGAACCAACTGTACCCAGGAGGATCTATCTTGGATTCCGGCAAAGGATAGGGCGAAAACCAAGAGTAGGGCAAAAGCAACTGTAATCTTTTTCATATGTCTCCTAAACTGGCGGGGGGAGTAACCCCCCACCAAATTTAATGTTATAGTAGGTGATCAATGGTCAGAGTCCACTACCCCGTAATCCTTACACCCAGATTGGGTCTGATTGTATCCCAGCCATACAGTATATCCAGCCGGGTGGCCTCGGAATAGGCATCAATGTCAAAGGCTGTAACCACTGTAATGGATAGCCCCAACTGTTTATCCGATGCCTGACCCCAATCGACGGACTTTCCGGCTGACTTCGGACGTTTGAAGGGGACTACAGTACATGCGAAACAGTCACGATGGAAGGCCAAGTTCTGAGTGTAGGAGGTAGACTCAGTGCCAACGAAAGTAACGGCGGCTCCATTAGCCGGAAGGGTGATTACAGTCTGGTATGGAAGGTTATCTTCAGCAGCCGCACTGGAATAAATGGTCGGGCTTATCGGTACTACAGCTTCCCCGGACGAATTGGAGTTTACATCTGCAGTGACGACGAATTGACGAAGCTGATTTCCTTCCCAGACTTTACCGGAGACCGGGTTACAGGCATAAACCCCCGCAATCGTGAAGATATCTCCCTTCTTCATTATACCCGTTATGGATACCTTCAGGCCATTAATGTTCAGAGAGGTGGCCCCTTCAGCCGTCGCCCCATTCATCACAGGGGTAGAATCTGTCGTGAATGCACCGGTGGTATGGCTACTTACGTTTTGATCCATATAGTGGTCCATCTGGGCAAAGTTACCCCTGAATCCACGCCGCAACATGGTCTCCACAATATTCGCCTGGAACACGGACTTCAATTCACCGTCTGACATAGCCCAGATTGCTTTTGGGGTCCAGATGGCACACCGCTCCATATCGGCAGGGACAGCTTCGTTATCCATCCTCTCTGCAATATCTGCGAGTACTCTGAAGGTAGAAGGTGTCGTCCCCGGTGTACCGACGAGGTTGTAGATATTCTTGTACTCCTCGAACCCGTCAGCATCCAGAATGTTGGCTAAGGCGATGGTTGCCGGGTTGGTGTATTTCCGGCTGAAATCCTCTACTTTCAATGTTAGGTCGTTTTCGGTAAAATCCAGGGCTACCTGAGCCTGAACGTCAACGGTAACGGTGGTGTTACTTTCCACTGCATTTACCTTATCGATAGCCGTGGCCTTTTTAGCCCGAAATTTGTTCGGAAGTTGAACCTTGACTGATTCGCCCTTCTGATACCCACCAACCGGAGTTCCAAATTCACCTTCATAACCCCGGTATACTTTACCCGCTAGAACTAAATTGTTACTCAAATCGAACAGAGCGCGCTGGGCGATCATGTCATGAGTAAGAAGTGTATTAGACATATTTTTTCCTTACAGCATCTTCCCGCTCCTTAGCCCATTTAGCCTTTTTCTCAGCCCAACTCATATCTTCTTCCTTCTTGGGTAGGGGTGAACCTCCACCCCCTGAGATGGTAGACGGCGGACTTGGAGCCGAAGACACTTTCTTTGTTGTTGTTGAAGTTAACCTACTTTCTATCTTTCCAATTTCCTTTACCTGCTGAATGGGAGAGAGGGAGGCTATCCTTGCCGCTTCAGTCCTGTTTGATCCCAAGGCGTGGAGTATATCTGCTACGTGATCCCCTTTAGCCGCATCAAACATTGTGGCGGTTACCGGAAGGGACGGGTCGAGAGCAACAGTATCAAAGTCGGGGTATTTCTTCCTAGCTTCGGCATACTTAGTCTGAACCTCAGCTACAGATTGTGTTGCCTTCTCCTTCGCCTTCTCTCGGGCGAACTCGGCCCGGATCTCGTCCTTCGTCTGCTTGGCTACAGCCTTCAGATAGTCTGCGTCACTGTCGAAGTCGTTGGGGTCCAGCTCCTTGGTGGGGGTCGAACTGGCATGTTCTTCCTGGGCTACGGGCAGTCTATGGGCCGAAGCCTCGGCTTTCCCCCGCCAAAATTCTCGTTCAGCTACGAGTTGACTGATTCTTTCCTCTGCCCCAGGTTTACGTCTTGTTCCTGTTGAAGATGACGGGTCTTCAAGGTCAGGGGTTACAGTCGAATCTGCAGGTGGCGGATCTGCAACTACGCCAGGGTCAGTCTCAATGACCGGGTTTCCATTCTCATCAAACTTCATTTTGTCCTCCATTGTGGTTTTCGAGTCCACCCTCGAATAGCAGGGGGATGCGCCCCCAGACGGTTAAATAGGGTTAACGTCCAATTATTTCCTTCACCTCTACTCGGCCGGTTTTGTGGTCAACCTCGTAGTGGTGATGTTTTCCTTCTTTAATAACTATGCTGGATTTCAGGGGTCTACCTTCATCCCTCATCTTGCTCCGGATAGCCTCTATATCTCCACCTCTCAATGTCTCTCTGTTACTGCCCACTTTCTCCTCCTTCCGGTTTGTATCCTGTTTTCTTTACCAGATCAACGATTCGGGCAAGTGCCATTTCATCGTCAGTCAACTTCCTTCGTTTGTCTACTATAGACAGTTTCTTCATTTCATTTCCCAGCGTAATCCCCTGAGCCTTCAGATTCTTGATTTGATCGTCCGGATTCGGGGGAGAAGGAGGAAGTGGACCCTCCTCATCTATCCCGGCCGGAAGTAGTTTCTTCAGTCGGTTTGCAATCTTCTTCGCCGTCGGCCAGTTTTGGTTCTCTGCAATCAAGTCCATAACGAATCGAGCGGATTCGGGGGCCGTGCGGATAAAGTCAAGCATACCGGCAGCAGCTTCATCCCTCTGAGTCTGGAAGGAAGGTCCTGGAACTGCAGTAACCTTATAACGCCCCTGAGTTAGGTCGTTAAGTATATGTTTTTCTCCTGTAGCCGGATCTACTACCTCCTGGTTTACCCGTACAATCTTCTCCTTCTCCTCATCATCAATGATCATTATATCCCGCTCAGTATCATAGATCCGGGGTATTAGGTCAATTAGTATAGTCCCGGCATATTCTATTGCAATCGCTAGGTTATCGTGGTAGGTAAAGTTGATTACATCCGACTGAGAATTTCGAGCGTTGATAGCCTTACCACTTACCTCATTACCCTGTGCGCCGAGGGAGGCATCCTGAATTCCAGTGGTATCCTTCATTTCATCGCCGGATATGTTGCTCTCCGTGATTTCCCCTATTGCAGTCTGGGTGACTACTTGACGGGCTGGGGGATTAACCCCAGGAACGTGATTATAGCGCAGGAAGGCTACATTGCTAGTGTTTGCCTTCTCCCACTCATCCTCGTATTCCTCGAACTGATCTGCAGTCCCTACGTATGGTGCTTTAGGGGCAAGGGCTACAGTCTCCGTTGCTGCTGTCCTGAAGTAGTTGTACATCCGTTGGGGATCTTTGGCGAATCGAATGACACCTCGGCGGTAAGTCTTCTCATCTATCACTATTTCCTCCCCCCACACAGGGACGATCGGAATGTAGTGTCCGGCCCAAGGAGTAGGACCCTCAATAATCTTCGACCCGTCGATGAGGTACTGAACTATCTCGAAGGACTTCACCGTCCTCTTTCGAAGAATAGTGGGAACTGGATTAAGAATATCTTCAGGATATCCCGAGCCTTCAGGGGCCGGACCCTCAACCAGAGTCGGGGGAGGGGCGGAAGCCGGAGGAGGAGGAGAAACACTACCAATAGGGTCACTGTTAGCCAAAGGACCCTCTTCGGGGGAGACAGGCCCGGCTTCGGGTGCTGGCCTCACGGGGGACTGTACGGCAGGTTCCAGATGGACGATCTTCTCTTCTGCCTGAAGACCAGGAAGAGCAGCCAGATATTCCTGCTCCTCCACCGTTCGGCCATCGGAGAGCAGAAGAATAACCTTTTCTTTTGGTTCCTTTACCCAATACTCGGCAACCCTAACGTTATCCTCCTCTATCCAGTCCTCCAAGTATCCCTCGTCGGGCAGTGGAGTAGGGGGGTCTAAGTTGGGCCAACGGGCCTTGTACTCTTCCCTAGATATCATTTCAGAGACAAAGTAGAATATGGAGTCGGAGCCATTAAGTTCGGTGGAGGAGGGGTCACAGTGGACCGCCATGTTATTCTTGATCCGCTTAATCTGTATTTCCTGATCAAAGGAAGTCTCATCAAGATACGTAGTGACGATTCTAAAGTACCCAAAACCGGCTTGGACTGCACCCTTGTGGGCGTTCTGGTATGCTTGAGAAGCTTTGGAGTTAGCCTCGATTGCCCGAATATGACCGTTGAGAAGTTTGCTGGAGTCCTCGGTGGCCCCATCACCCACAGGGACTACCTTGATGGCTACTTTATTTATTCTCCCTTCATTCACCACACGATTGGCAAAACCGGGGAGTTTATTTATGACAAGAGTTGGACGACCCTCAGCTTCACGATCAGCCACTACTTTAGCTGGCCAATGATTTCTCCCAGCAAGCATCTCCAAGTCATCCCTAGCCTCTTCCCTGTTGTCCCTTTCAGACTCCATAGATGTACGAAAGCGGGACAGGGCTTGAGTGATGATTCTATCCTTCTTGGGGATAGATTTGTCTGTTGTATCTAAAATGGGCTTATCCACAGGACTATCCTCTAGTTAAAACAACAATTTCCACTGCCCCTGTGGTTTGAGCAGCACAGGTAAATCTGAATTTATGTAGTATATTCGAATGAGAAAACCGAACAAAATCAGATATATCAATGATTCCTGGATCTGATCCGGATTTGACCACCAGAAGATCATCCCCGCTGACCGAATCGAGAACCGGGGACCAATTTGTCCCACCATCTCGGGTGTACTGAAGACCGACGGACCCTGCATCCATGTCAGGGAAATCAACCCCAACAAATACCTCGTGGGATTTGATGTTGAAAGATGAAGACATTTCAGCGCTTTGATCTATTGTTACAATCTGTGTTCTTTCCTGCATTGCAACCATTAGTTTCTCCTGAAGATACTTGTTGGATTAAGATTACTTGCCTACTTTCTACCGTTTTCTTTTAGACCATGTTGTCATCCATACAGAACCTCTAGACAATAGGGTTGAACCACCTGCCTGAATATCGACACCTGTCACATTCTGGACTGCTACAAGATCAGCCTCATTTCTGAGGTCCGTATCTGTCACATCCAGCGTGATTACATCAGATTCACCAAATGTCCCGGTGTCCCTTGTAAAAACCATATCGTTCAGGGCAGTTCGAGTCCAAACACCATCAATAGCCGTGCCGCCTACTTTAATGACCAGTCCGACTCCATCACCGATACAATCCTCTGAGAGCGTCAAAGTCGCTGTGGTAGAAGCAACAACAGATGATGATACTGTAGGAGCTATACCGGCAGCATCAGGGGTCATCCGAAGCGTTATTTTTTCCAGGATAAAATTCGCCCCAGCAGTGGCATCACCTTGACTTATCCTTGGCCTGTATGGATTAGGGATTGTGGCCCCTGGAAATGCCAGATTGGTTTTTGGTTGATTTGAATTACCAAGGAAATTAGCAGTCTTTGCTGATAAATCAACCTCTATACCTACGTGGTGGCGTTTCTTTTGATCGCTTTTTAAGGCATACTTGGATATTACGGTTTGGGTTGAAGCTGCCCCGCTCCTACCTAATAACTCGACATATCCCAGGCCCGTGCCGCCAGCGTTTGTGTAACTGATGGCCAAAAAACCATTTGCAGTTGTCCCTGGTCCAGTATCACCAACCTGAAAACGGGGGATAAATCCTACGGCAGAATCACGATAAGCAAACACCATGGACATTTCAATCCATGTTTTTACTGATGGGTCAAGGTCAGACGCATATTTAACACCGCTTGTGGATGTATTAAAATTCAGACCGGTTGCAGATGGAACAGGGGCATTTCCTTCTACTTCAAGCCATGCAGGCAACGCCGCTGACCCAGTGGCATCATAAACCAGTTTATCATGATTTCGTCTTAATATCGGGTCTGGTTTTGCAACTGTGGCATCAAGAGTAAATGTCGCCAGCATTAGGCTATTCCCCGCAGACGAATCAGCCCCCTGATAAAAACATAACTTTGTCCCGGAATATTCAATAGTTGTCGGCTGGCCGATTTCATATTCATCATAGGAGGATGCTGCCCCCCGGGACAAAACGAGTCGAGGCTCACGGGTTAATGTGTAACCGTCCGGACCTAAATATATTTCATATAAATCAGAATATCTGCTATCTGAGCTGTATGCAGGATTCCCACAGGGGCAAAGGGCCACATATTCTCCACCTCCAGCATACGTGATGCTCTGGGGGTCTATTTCCGTTATTTTAACAACCCAAGGTGATGGAGAGGTTGGCAGACTCGGGTCTATTAGACCATCCAACACAGAAATAAGAGTCCAAGCAATTGCATCATTGCTGCCCCAAATTGCATAATGAGGAGCATCCCCACCACCGAATAAACCGTATCCCACATAGGTGTAGGCCACGCCCGAAAATGGATTCAATCCCCATCTAAAATACCCGCTATGTGCACTTTTCCAGGGATATTCAGTGAGGGGTGCAGCATTGAGGTCAAGAACTTTGCCGCTGTTGGTTGCTATTCTGGTAAAATTAAGAGGCGCATCTTCTGCAATAGCGAGTCTTGTCACTTGGTAATCCGCTGCCCCGGTATCATCATGAGAAGTAAGGTAAAAATCGGTGCCAATTTTTACAATGTGAGGGGTTTCGCTATCACCTGTATCAGGATCATTATAAATAGGGTTGGCTGCTGGTTTTGTGGCAAAAGCATCAAATCTCCCGGCGGCGAGACCAACATCGTAGCTTTCCCAGTTGCCTAAAACGGCTGGATCTCCGACAGACCCATACATATAAATCCCCCCGCCAACATGATCAGGTGATGATACGAGCGTTAGGGTCCAGGGCCAATTTGTAATTGCGGAGGTGTCAAAAACACAAGGATAGTAAAAAGGCCCCGTTGCACTACCGATACGCCCTACTTTTGTGAGGCTGAATGTCGTCATTTACTCTTTATCCCTCATTAAGCTGATCTTCAGTTTTCCGCATTTCAATCCCCTACACCTTAGTGTGCCATCCACCCGACGGGTTTACGCTTAACTCCTTTCTTTTTACTCTTCCCTACACCCCTCGTCAGCAGTTTTCCTTCCCCAGCTCCAACCATGGCATGCTCTGCAGCTTCACAGATATGCGACCAGAAATTCTTGTCAGGTTGGTCGTGGTACTTCTCATCTCCAATCACCTGGATACGCTTGTAGATGTACTTGGAGGATAGACCCTTGCGGATGACTTTACAACCCGGATCAATGATCAACCCCGGTTCACCATCGATCAGGCGAGAGAGGGGGGAGGCTAAAGCTTCCCGACGAAGTTGAGGACCACAACCCATCTGGGGCATTTTCACCTTTATCCCTAAAGCCTCGAAGATTTGGCCTGGGGTCTTCTTGTCGTTCTGGGACCCAATATCCCCGTGTGTATCCCCGTAGACATCAATCTGGTGGTCCAGGAGATTTTCCAGGATGTAGGGGAGGAGTAGAAGTTCACCAAACTGCTTCAGTCCTATATCTTCCGTGACTATTTCCTTGAAGAGCCACCACTGACCGTTGGGACGACGAGAGAAGAGGGCAGCAGCAGGGGTAAGACCGAAGTCCAAACCAATGACTACTGGATGCCTCACATCGGGGACAAGCTGGTACCCGGCGCAGTGAATGGAGTCGTTATACTCTGGGTGAACGCGCTTTCCTTCCTCCACAAACCCAAACTGATTACAGTAGTAAACTCGGATGTAGGAGTCAGTCTTCCCGGCCATACGCTTGAGGTAGTAGTTATGTCCCCCATTCAAGTTCCTGATATTCTCAGCTCTGGGGTTGGAGAAGAACTTACCCTGATGTTCGAGGAGTGCCCCAGGTTGGACGAAAAATACCCAACCCGCAGGAGAATTGGCCTCCAAATCAAACCACCAGTGGTCATCGTCCGGGGCATTGGTGTCGAGGAAGACACCACCCCAGGTACAGCCACTGATCTGCTTTCCGAAGTCATCGTAGCGTTTTGGTGGATACTGTTCAACTCTATCTCCAAGTACGTCGATGATAGCTCTCGGTACTTCTCTGGCTTCATTTACCCAGGCCCATGTTAGTTCGAGCGATAGCAGTTTCTTCACGTCATCCGGGCGGTCCAAGGCCCGGAACAGGACTTCCATCTCAATGTCGTTCACCCGAATGTGATGTGTCATCGTCCCATAGTTGAAGGGTCCGAAGGTTGACTCGGGGAACCACATGAGCCAAGTCTTGAGGGTTGTGTCGAGTAGTTCACGGTAAGTGTTCCGGACGACGCAGCCACGAGTCTTTCGAAGGCCGTCAGATGGGTCGGGGGCTTGCTGATTCCCAATGATCATCCCCTCCGCACACATGGCGGTGGACTTGCCAGAACGGACTGGACCACGGACGCAGCGATAGAAAGCTCGGCAACGGTGGAAACGGGCGAGAGTGGGTTCGGCTGTATAGGTGATTTTCATTTGAAATCCTTAGAGATCCTCCTCTTCAGGGGTACAACAGTTGGTTAGGAGTTCCAGTTTGCACCTTTCAAGTAGCCATAGAGTATCACCTCCGTCAGCCATTGAAGACGTAAAATATTCCTTTCCTTCCTTATCAAACCCGCAGATAACTACTGAGTCCAAAAGACCTAAAGCTTTAGATAAAATTAGATCTGGGGGAAGGTCTAATTTGGTTGGTCCACCAAGCTCTATTAGATCGCCCATTACCCCTCCTTCCCCTTAACGTCCGATGGTTCTTGGGGCCTCGAGTTTTCGTCGCTGGCACCAAAGTAGTAACCTATGATTGTAGTTATGGCTGTACCCATGAGAAATCCAAGAATTGTGTCTGCAATTCTAATGGCCTGTTCTGGTACTGGGATGAGTGTGATCACAAAAAAGTAAACGAAGGAAAATAGCATCACCATTGTAGCCAGTCTAGCTCTAAACTTTCCGCTAACCATTGGACCTCCTTACTGTATTTGGGTGTACTTGTATGTGAAAGTGAAGTCCCCCTCCTTTGACTTCGTGGATTTGGGCGACTAACATTTCCGGTCTGGCAGGGTCGTAGGACCATCTAGAGTTAATCTCGTTAGTTATACGGCCAGCAACCCCAGGAGGGTAGTCCCAGGATCGAAGGTCAACGGCCCGGACTGGTTGGGTTGAGTGTACGTCGCCGGAGTGCCGGGGTTCCCGGTAGCTTTCAGTTATAGTCAGGCCATAATCCTTCGCCACTTGCGAGATGATGGTGATGAGGAGAGGGGAGAATCTACGCTCCATAAGCCCGACGAGAACTTGAGGATCCTTGATCACTATTTCTCCTGGCTTAATCGTCATCCCTTCCTCCTATCATCGCCCCCCAACAGTAGTAGGGTGACCGGTACCCACCCCACCATCACTCTCCCCCTCCAGACCCAATATTGAAGCTAAATTCCACTTTTTCCCCGTCTCCAGCAGTAATCTTCACTCCAGGGTTGTATATCTTCGGTCTATTGTGCCGGAGGATGAACTGGAGGAGGGTATCGGAGTACTCTCGGATATCTCCACACTTCTCCCCCCGATAGAACACGGGTTTGTCCACTCCCACCACTGCTCGGCGGTATGCTTCCTCTTCCGCCAGATCGTAGCCTTCCTCTTTCGCCATCTTTATGGCCTGGTCAAAGTCGGGGTCCGACTCCCTCGCTCTCGCCAGTGCAGACTGGCTAATCCCGAAGACCTTCCGGACTTGGGTGATTGATGGTATTTCTTCAAGAAGCAACAGCATGGCTTCTTTTATTTCTGGGGTAACGGTGGAACTCATCGTTCTTCTTCCTTCCGTATGTTGTTGGTGTACTATTTTTACTGTAGTGCTCTCATGAAAGTTTGAGGTTGGGGAGGAACCTGAGCGGACCAGGGACTCAGTGGCCGGGGGTAGTAGCCTAAATCCTCCCCAGGGGTCTGTACAAAGCTTGTATACCCCCTGTACATCGTTTGTAATCCGGTTTAAAGGTGGGGATCGGAAGTCGAGGAAGATGACTACAGTCACCAGCCTCAAACCACCGACCACCGCCACTATCTCATCACCCATCTATATGGTGTAGCGGGGGGTATAATATTCTAGGGGTTGTAACCTTCCGAACACGATAGGATCCTCTCAACTACTCCAGGGGGATGGGGTGTCTCCTCGTGCCCCTTCCCCCCTGTCTCCGGGGGACCCAACGGTGCGCTTGGTTGCTGAACACTGTTATCGCCGGGTGAACGCTGTACACGGCTTGCCATCCCCCGTTTCGCTGGCCGACTGCTGGACGTGAGGCTGAACGCTGGTCCGTGCAAGAGACGTGAGTCGGCAGACGGAACACGGACCTGCGGGTTGAACGACGATCCCCAAGCCGACTTCCGGTCGACTCGCTGAACAATAGCCCACAATTCCGAACGCCGGTCGGGGGGTGGAACGAAGGTCCGCGTCCGACGGCCCTGTTCGCTTCTCTGTACACGGCTTGCCAAGGGGGATTAGCATTCCTTGCCGTGGCCGGTGTTTGCCGATTCGACCGTCGTTCAGGGGGTGCGACTTTCGTTTCGCCTTTCGTCCTGCTGTTCTGCTGCACCGTTCGCCGATCGGCCAGAGCCATCGGCGGCAGCCTGCCCCGTGGTCGTCGTCGGGCTTTCGCTTGCGCCGGGTGTTGTCGCCCCGCCCCCAGGAAGAGGAACACGCGCGCGTTGCAAGTCCCGTGCCACGAAAACGTTGTTTGAGGGGAAACCCGCCGTTCAGTCTTCCGACCACCATTCGACCTTTCGACCGCCAGTCGGAGGGAAAAACAAAATACCGAAGACCGAACACTGGTCTGCTGGTCGACCGGACGCTGGAAGGCAGACCGGGAGACGAGTCGGACATGGGATGTCCGCCTCGAAGGGAGGCCAGGGGGGCTGCGATCTGTGGCCACTGCACGGAACGCTGTTTCGACGGGACATGGGATGTCCGGTCTGGGGCCGGGGAGTGCCGTCTGGGGCCGGGTTCGGACTGGCACGAGGGTTGCAAGGAAAAGGGTAGGGGGCGGCTTCCGACCCCAAAACGAGGAGGGCACGGCAATGACGAACCAAGACAGGAACAGAAGACACAATGAGGCAGTAGCAGGAATCCGGGATGTGCTACCAGAGTGCAGCGAAGAATGGGCAAACGCACTGGCAGTGCTGGTTGTCTCGGACTGGTGTGACAACAAAGAACACACTGACCTGTCTGTGGGGGACTGGGCAAGGGGGTACGCTGACAGAATAGCAGATTTCCCGACAGATCTGTGCTAACCTAAAAAGGAGAACGACCAATGATACGCCAAAACCAGGGGGCAACCCCCGGTCTGTGGGGAACAGGGACACCCCACACCGACGGGGCAACCCAAAACAGACAGCCACTCTCCGAATCAGAGAGAGGTGGTCACAGAACAGTGGTCACAGAACAGTGGTCACAGAACTACAAAAAGGAGAACGACAATGACAAAGCAGACCAAGACCAGCGAAACCAAAACAGCAGCAGGCACCCAAGTCAACGTGGGACTCAACACAAACCAGCTCAACGGAGGAATCGGCCTCACTCGAGTGCAGATCGCACAGAGGGCAGTGGACCGACTGAAAGAGCAACTCCAGGCAGCAGAGGCCAGACTGAACGCAGCAATCCTGACCGAAGCGGAAGGCGGGGGACAGAAAAAGAAGGAAGCAGAAGCCAGACGGATCGAGAAGGCGAAAGCAGTGCTGGCCAAAGCCGGACTGAAGGTGGTGGACGGAGATCTCGGAACACAGGAAGTGTGAGATCGGAGGAATGTGGGCAATGGTAGAGATTGGAGTTAGATTGGTAGTAGTTATAACAGGCCACTGAAGAATGGTCATAGAAGGGTAGGGGCAAGACCTCACAACACAAACAAAGGAGAAGACTATGGCAAAGAACACTACGGCAGAATTAGCCCGAGAAGAGGGAAAAGAAGAGGGGAGAGGGAGAAAAACACAGGCCGCTGAACTGCAGACAGAAGCGGAAAGAAGGGCCTTCGCACTTGCTTTTCTCATCTGCAAGGAGGATGACGATAGCTGGTTGAAAGAAGATCTGTTCGAACGAGTAATGTTGGAGTTCGACGAAGAAAACCCAAACGCACTATCAGAAGCTGAAGATGCCTGGATGAGCGGATTTGTTTCCGGTCTCCAGGAATAAAGGCGAAGATAGCCCAAAACCCAAAACCAAGGAGAACGAAAATGGAACACAGATGGGAACCAGAACTGCTGGTTGTAGCAGCAATCACATTCCTGCTTGTATCCGGAGGAATATGGGCAATGGCAGAGATTGGAGTTAGGGTGGCGATGGCTATAACAGATCACTGAATAGTGGTCAAAGAAGGAGGAACACAAATGACAAGTTATAGGTTGGGCCAGAAAGTCAAAGTTAGGTACACCTTGAGAGGAACAGTCAAAGAGTACAGCATAGCTAAGGTGATGAAGAATCACATAAGGCTGTCGGATGGGTATACCTACAACAAACAGACTGGGCTGGCAACATTAGGGCACTACCAAATAGTAGACTAACCAAAGGAGGAACACAAATGGCAATAACAGGATACCACACTAAACACTGGTGCTGGAGACGGGCAATAGAGCTTAACGCACAACCGAACACCCATTGGAGCCAAAGACTGCTACGGTTTTGCAGCCGAAGGTGGAGAATGGCGGACTGACCAGTAATCAATGGTCAGAGAAAGGAGAAGGACAAATGGCAGTAAAACAGATCAACCCGGCAACTGCAGTTCAGGCTCAGCACCCGGACACACTCAAATGTAAACATGGAATAAACCGGCAATGGTGTGCTGTCTGCAATCCGCCAGCCGGACCAAGGGCGAAGGTAATCGGCATCACCCAACCTTCAGGTAGAGGATCGGGAAACCTTTGGGGTGATACCCGCCCCATCTTCACCCGAAAACAGTTTGACGTAATAGCTTAACCAACCACCATTGAGTGGTCATAAGCCAACAGGAGGTAGAATGATACATTTGCTTGAAGTGCAGAAAAGAAGGATTAAAGAGATGCTGGACGACGGATTGGCCGAACAAATTGTAAGGGCCACAGATCCTGATACAGTAGGCGACATGAGTAGCCATACTGAGGAGGAGAAACTGGCCTGGATGGAGACTGGACCTATAGCAAAGAAATGGCTGGCCGGTGAACCTATCAGTGATCTTGAACTCATCCTGGTGTATTTAGTGCAGTTGGAGTGTAAAGCCAGTGCTATGGAGCAAAGGATAGAGATGTTATCCGGTATGTTAAAACTGGTAAAGGTACTGGAAGAACTGAGACTGGATTCCTCCAACAGACCTGAAGGGGACAAAGACCCTCACTGGTCATAGGGAGATTATATGAGAGTATTTATCATTGTAGTCATTATAGCTATTTTGTTGGTGGTGGCACAAACCGCAATATATACCATCGAGCTAAAGGACCAGGACCGGATTCAAACCTCTCAGATCGAACAGAACTACAGTCTTATCCTGGACCTATACAGTAGAGTTGGACTTGAACCACCCAACAAAACCAAACGGGTAATGATGCCCAAAAACTAACGGGGATATCCCCAAAAATGGAGGAAAGTCATGAACACATCAATTAGTATTATCATCAAAGCAGCAGCAAAAAATGCAGTAAAAGGAACCACATTTGAGGTAAAGGGCCACAAGACCCAGACCAATCTGGAGATCAGCTTTGAGAAAAAGGACAGGGCTTCGATCGACTTCCCTTCCTCACTGGCTGAAGATCTGGCAGCCCTTGGATTTACTGCCGAACCCATCGGACCCATCACCGTCATCGTCAGTGATGCTGTAGCCCTGGGAAAGCTCCACAACAGATCGGTAGCCGCCTTTAACCGGATCGGGGTTGTAGTTCCGGAACTGGATTGGGATGCTGAAGGTGGTCTACTCGAATTTACCGTAAAAGATGGCACAGTCCTCGACCTGCCTGCGATGGTGGATATTATCAGCCGTATGGTCTTTCGCTCCACCACCAAATTCACATCTACCCGCCATCCCCTGAGCCTCTTCGACCTGAAGCAGACTACCGGACTGGTTGGGGATGCCAAGGACGGCCTGGGTGACGCTCAGAAGACTCTGGACTGGTTCAGTGTGAAAGAACTGACCATCCTGGAAGAAGAGAAGAAGATCAGGGCTGAAGCAAAGGCGAAGACTGCAGCAAAGAAAAAGGCAGAAGCAGAAGCTGCAGCGGCCATCAAGGCTGAAGAGAAAAAAGCAGCCAAAGCCGAAGCCAAGACTGCAGCAAAGGCCGAAGAAAAAACCCCCAAACCGAAGAAGGAAAAGAAGGGGGTATCCTCAGACCCAAACGAATAAAGCCGCCTGAGGGAAGGATAGAGTGCGATTACTTCACCTGTACAATGAACGAACGGTCCTGTGAAGCTAATCGTGCTCTCGCTCAGGAGGCAATACTGCTAATGACTGAAGAAGTACCCCGATGGCCCAAACCGAAGAAATATAGGACTGGATTAAAGGGCAGACCTCAACCAACCTGCTCTCTTCTCCAACTATCCACAGAGCAAATAAACCGATTTGTTGTTTGTGGCAACTGTTCCAGGTCAGGGATAGATCCAGAGGTAGTGCGCCTATTGTTTCAGGAAGGACTGGCGGACACAATTCACCGAGTGGAGATCTATCGTCAGTACGGATACGACCCAGAGGTCAGCGGCATTAGGACGAAGGAAAGGAAGGCCAAGTGGAGAAAGGAAAACCAGGAGTACATTGCAGTGAAAAGGGAAGCATACCGGAGAGACGACCGGATTGAAGCCCTAAAACGATTAATGGCTGGTGACGGTCGACAGGAGGAGGACCAGAATGAGTAGACTTAAGAAGGGAGATAAGGTTATAGGATTAGTGGAAGATGAATTTACTACTAAAGGAATAGAGACTGAAGTAATTGCCGTTCCCGGAGACCCTGAGTACGACGAACAGCAGTTTACTCTCCCAGATGAGGGGTTTATCCACAAACCCTACCCAGGAAAAATTATTGGTGGTAGGGGACCAGATTGGGTTTGGAATTTCCAGGAAGACTTCAGAAAAGTGGAAGAGTAGGACCAATGATAGCTTGGGTGCTAATTACCCTGATAGTGTGGGGTGCAATAATAGGAGGAAAGGATCAATGAAGACTGAAGAAACAGGGACCATTATACCACCTGAAATCAAAGCGGAATTAGATCGGGCAGCAATGGCTATGAAACGTGCGAAGACCCTCATAGATGAAGGTGAGGACATTAAGAAATCGGTGAAGGAATCCATTCTACCCTTGATGGCGTCATTCGGCATAACTACCAGTGAGACCGGTGGGGTGGGAAAACTGAACTGCAGATCGGGTGGAGGTTCGGCCATAGACGGGACCAAACTGGTGGAAGTTCTGCTGGCTGAGGGGTTGGATGCAGACCGCATCCCGGCAATCATCGCAGCATCCACCAAATCCTGGACCTATGAGTATATCGAGTTCAAAGCGGAGAAACCGAAGGGATAACTGGAAACCACAACCACAACCATACAGGAGGAAGGACCAATGAAAAAAGGTGATAGAGTTAGGCGGACAGGATTGGATGGGAAGGATAGGGGAATTGAATGCCATAGGTGGCAGTATCCAGGGGTAGAAGTTGGGGATGAAACTGAAGTTGTAGCCATTCCTGGAGATGAAATGTATGGCGCCCACAGATTCCGGGAGGCAGAGAAGGGAATGATGGTTAAACCAACCAATTTACATGACTACTGTGCGGGGGGAGAAGACTGGTACTGGGTTCTTCAGTCAGATTTTGAGCTTGTAACTCCATAGCCAGCCTTCACCCCAAAGAAGACACACAAAGGAAAGCCGGGGCCATCAACCCCGGCTTTTTTGTTCATCCTCAAAGAAAACAAAAGGAAAGCCTATCGAGAGCTTCTCCGCTTATCTCCCTCGATCTTCTCCAGCTTGTCTTGCAGCAAGGCGAGAGCGTTCCAGGCTTCATGAGCAAGACAGAATAGGCCAGATTCCCCGTCGAAATCCTGAAGTAAACCTTCCATAGCATGCCTTGCCTTTTTATTCTGGTAGGACCGCTGGAAACCTTCGACCTTTCGCCAGCCTCCAGGTTCACCATACTTCTGGTTGCCGAAAGATGTAACTCGGGCTACTTCGGTGAGAGCAAGGTGAAAGTCGGAGAGCATGTCGGCGAAGGGAACCTTCTCCTGTGACTTTTCTTCCTTCACTGTCCGGAAGGAATTCCTGGTCCCCTCCTCCGTCCTTCTCCTTTCCTTCTCCATAGCCGCCTCATACAGTTTGTCATCACTCATCGATCCTTCCTCCTGTGTTGGTTTCGGATGTTCACCCGCAAACCACTCAAGGTTTTCTGGGCCTAAACACCGGTTAAATTCCTGGCAGACCGAGCAGTCGCAGTCAACGGTGTGATTACACATGGAATTGTCCCCCATAAAGCCTTGTCTATCACCGGCCATCAGTCTTTCCTGCCTATCATCAGTTCCCTGGCGTTCTTCCTCCAGATCATAGACCCGTGACCTGGACCAGTACCGACGAATTCCACGGGAACCTTGTAGGACTCCAGTCTTTGAATGAAGGTGGAGACTGGATCGAACCCCTCAAAACTATCATCCCCGAAGTCAGTTCGGTCATAGACTGACCAGTCCAGGTAGTTAGCAAACTGGAGGCAGATGGAAGTAGGACGGCATACCCGGAGCATATGAGAGAAGCGATCCCAGGAGAACTCGAAGACCCGGCGAGGAAGTTTAGTCGTAGTAGTGATTTCCTTCAGTTCGTGGGGACAACCTGAGCGAAGGGCAACGGTAGACCAGTCTATCTCCTTAGCGTCAGCGTAGGGTCCACTGGTTCCAGTGCGGTTGGAAACCCGGATGGGGTAGGGGCGGATGACCGCCACCACATCACCAACCATTGCCGGTGAAACTCCCGCCTCAGCCGCAATCATTGAAGGGTTGATCATCTTCGACGTGCAGTAGACCGGATCGATACCGTGCTCCAAGTCAAGGTCGAACCCCTGAGTAGATTCGCAGAGTACCATCCCCCCGAAGTATAGGGCCTCGTTCACCCAAACGGAGGATGGGTAATCCAATACCCCAATCCCCAAACCATCAAACATGTCCCGGATGTCATAGGCAAGAGTATGATGACCTCGACCCAGCCTCATCATCTTCGACATTCGGCATTCCCCTATACCCTGGAGGGTGGACCCGATGTCCGACTTTTTTCCCTTCTCTTCCAATTCGATGTGATGGTTATGGATGATAGACGCTCTGGGGTCGATAATGATCCGTTTGGGATCCACACCCAGATCCTCTATTTCCTTCACCAGGATATCAAAGTTTATCAGACTGGCTGCCGTTAGAATGACAGGACAGTCACACATAGCCATGGCTATCGGGAGGTGATAGCTTACCTTTTTCTCCCCGCCAGGCATAATAATGGTGTGTCCCGCATTTGGACTGGCTGTAATGACCAGTAGGTCCGGGTGAAATTTGTCGGCCAGAAACCCTGAGAGTTTACCCTTGGCTTCAGATCCGGCCTGACCCCCAAATACAATGTTCAATTTACCTCGTTTCATTTGTCTTCCTCCTTGTTTTTGCACTTGATTAGTAGAACTACAGTTTTAGTCACCACTTCCACTTTCCTGCCCCCCTATCTCCTCCAATAATCGGTTAAGAGTTTCAGGCTTGTCCTCTCCTGGCCTAAGCCCACTGTATAATTTCGCCCATAGGCGATCCTTTTTTCGGTTTAGTCTTTGCCTCTCACTATCCTGAAGCTCGTGGTCCAGTCTCTGTTCAATAAGATGAAGCTTAACCCTATCATTCTTCGTTCGTGAATCAGGGTCGGTGGTATTTCGAGCGAACTTCGGGTTTTCGGGGGTGTAGGTTCTACCTTCAGATAGTGCCCGACGATATTTGGCTCTCTGATGGTACAGTTTATCCCTCAACGATCCAGCATCCATCCGTTTTATCCTCGTGGATAGGGAGAAAATTGCCTCTTCCATCCTCTTCCGTTGCCAGTCTGTAGTCATAACCCCCCTTTCTCACCCCAACCCGCCTCGTCTTTTTTGTCCTTGGTCCTCTCATGATTCGTGACGATATAGCGTGGTGTTCTGTGTCCGGTGTATGGTGCGTTGTGCGTTGTGCGTTGGCCTGTCCCGTTCTTCTTCCGATCCTAATCCGGCCAGCCGTCGAGGCCCGCGAGAATCGGGTTGCTCGAGGTCGAAGTCGGTCGTATCCTTTGTCTATGAAACAACGGAACGAAGAGGGATTATGAGTCCGAAAGACACTCGAAGAACCAAGAAAGGATAGGATATAGGGATTATGACCTTCACTTTCACTCTCCAGACAGGAACAAAACGGAAACGTGCACTGCTCCGAGTTAACCTTACCAGGGTACAGCAGCATACCGGGTATTCCAAGTCTCACCTCTCCAGAGTGTTTGCGGGAAAGGTGAAGCCTTCGGTACCCTGTGCGATGGCAATATCGGAGGCACTTGGGGTAACAATAGACGAACTATTGGCCAGATTGACAAATAAAAGGAATAAATTCTATGTCGAATGAAATTAACCCAATGGACTTTAGGATTACAGCTTCAGACACTAACGGTCATTCTGCCCGTCACTGGTTCAGGACCATCCCTCAGATGGCAAGACAGATTGAACAGGTGATAGCGGGGAAGAAATTCCCCTATAGGACGAAGGGAGATCTACTTCGCCACGCACTCCACCGACACATAAGCTGGCTGGCGACGCAGGATAAGGTTTTATCCGTCAGTGGACAGGTGGATGCTATTGTGGAGTTGATGAAAGATGAAGAGATGGCGGCAGATTTTACTACGGTCTTCGACAAGTTAAGCGAGAGAATCTCCGGCCATCTAAGTTCGGGGGCAAATGGAGAAGCCACTCGGCTGGTGAGAATGGTACAGGACCACATAAAGTCCATGCCGGACGGGTACTGGAGAGATCGGTACCAGAGGCAGATGAAAGAGCGATACGGACACCTAATAGATCAACAGGGGAAAGCAAGCCTGGGATCTATAGACGATTAAACCACAAACCCTCCAGGACCAGGAGAAGTAATGATTACTGAATTTATTCCAGCCCCAATCTATTTTGGGTTACCAGAGAAGTTTGACCGCTGGAGGCCGTACCAGGACGAAGCTTGCTTCCTTATGCTTCAGCCATCACCCCGCTTTACTATGGCAGTCTGTCCTACTGGTTTTGGAAAATCCCTAACCTACATCACGGCGGCTATGGCCTCCGAAGGCCGCTCAGTCATTCTCACCTCAACTAAGGGGCTCCAGTCTCAGCTTGAGCGGGAGTTTGGTTCAGTAGAGGAAATTGTAGATATCCGGGGAAGGGGAAACTACCCCTGTCGGTTGAACACAAAGGTGAACTGTGACACTGGCCTCTGCGCCTTCGGGGTAAAGTGTGCAATGAGAGATCAGGGGGGTTGTACCTACTACGACCGTCTTCGACAGGCTCGACGGGCTAAGATAGTCATCACCAACTACAGCTACTGGATGGCTCAGAACGAATATGGAGAGGGAATTGGAGAATTTCAGAACCTCATCCTAGATGAAGCTCATGCAGCGGTAGATCATGTAATCGACCACACTTCCGTTTCCTTCTCCCTATCCAACCATACCGAGACATCCTTCCTTGACCTAAAGAAGAAACTACCACAGACGGCAGAGGGTTGGAAGTCGTGGGCGGAAGAGAAGCTTGTGGATGCCATCGTGGAGGTGGGGGAGGCCAAACTGAAACGAAAGGAGAAGAGATTCCTAGTCTTCAGCCGGATACAGTCGAAGTTAGAGAAACTGGTCGAATATATAGACCGAACTTGGGTATGGGAGTCGAACCCAATGGCCGTAACCCTAAGCCCAATCTGGCCCAGGCCGTTTACCGAAGCTGTACTATTTTTGGGAATTCCAAAGGTAATCCTTACCTCAGCTACTGTCGTCCCCAAGACTGCGGATCTCCTCGGTATTCCCCGATCACAGATGGAGTACAGGGAGTTCCCGCATTCATTTCCAGTGGAGAACCGTCCCCTAATCCATCTACCTACAGTAAGGATGAACTATAAGACGGGAGAGGGGGAATACAGAATCCTGATGTCGAGGATAGACTCTATCATCGAGTCTCGCCTTCAGACGAAGGGGATCATCCACACAGTATCCTACTCCCGGCGTGATATGATACTGGAGCGGTCAAAGTTCAAGGACCATATGATTACTCACCAGAGGACAAATACTGAAGCCGTAGTCCGAGGGTTTAAGTCCTCTCCGGCTCCAATGGTACTCGTCAGCCCGTCGATGGTTACGGGCTGGGACTTTCCAGGGGAGGAGTGTCGATGGCAGATCATTGTGAAGCTGCCTTATCCGGACACCAGGGGTACAATCATCAGTGCTCGATCGAAAGGGGATAAGGACTTCATAAATTACCAAGTAGTTCAACAACTGATCCAAGCAACTGGGAGGGGTTGCCGTTCAGCAGACGATTTCTGCAATACTTTTGTAATAGACAATAACATAGTCTGGTTTCTCCAGCAGAACAACCACCTACTCGTTGAGTGGTTCAAGGGGGCATATAGGGTGGAGCGTGGAATACCGGAGGCAAAACAAACCAGTGATCACTGATCACACAACAAGGAGAAAAATTATGGGTGGAAATGCAGCATTACTTAATCCGGATTCATTCGTCGAAGGTGGTGGACTGATCGATGACGTTGATGTAACGTTCAAGGAAGTGTCCTTCGAAATGTTTGACTACAACGGAAAATCGGCTCCCGCACCGGCAATGAAAGTTGTCCTGGATGTGGCCGGGGATGAAATGACACAGTATTACTCCATGGGAACAGCCAAGGATTGGATTCCATCTGAAGATGGGAAGCAGCTTCTGTCTGTAGGTTCGGCTACCTCAATTCGCTTGTCGAGCAATGGGGGAATCTTTCTGAAGTCCATGGTTGATGCCGGGTTCCCCGGGGACAAGCTGGGGGATGATATCTCAATCCTCACCGGACTCCAGGCACACATGATCCAGGTCCCGGAACCCCAGCGGTCCTTGAAGAAGACGAAGGAGCAGGAGGAAAAGGAAGCCAAATTCGGACCGAAGACCATTCTGGTTGTCAGTGCAATTAACCGCCTGCCCTGGGAGAAATCAACCCCGGCAGGGGCGAAGGGAAAGGCAAAACCTGCAGCCGGAACCAAACCTGCAGCGGCCAAGCCTGCGGCAGCGAAAACCGAAGCAGCAGCAGAAGGTGGTGGGGTACAGGACAAAGCGACTGAATTCATTCTCGGTGTCCTCGCTGAAGCAGGAACGGTGATGAAGAAAGAACTCCCGGCCAAAATCTTCGCCCAGTTCAAGGATGATCCGGACAAAAATGAGATGGTAAAGACGGTATTCTCCGATGACTTCCTGTCCGCTGGTCCCTGGTCCTATTCGGATGGAGTACTAGTCTCTAATTAAACCTTTAACCCTAACTCCCCCCTCGCCTATAATTTGGCGCACCAGGGGACCTGAAATGACAGGTATCACCTTGACGGCGGTTAAGGAGTGGGAAATCACAACCAATTTAAGAGGGAGAGACCCGTGGAAGTTCAGATTACCGACGTACTCTGGGAGAAGACAATGTTTGATGATGAGGGTGACCCTCGCCGAGAAGGACTTCATTTGGGGGCTATCATCAATTCCATCAAAGATAACTCCGGATTGGCTTATAAAGGTGAGGGATTCACCGACATGCAGTTGACGGCAGAGATAGGTCTCCTGTGGGAACTGGCCCTAAGTCGAATTATGCGGGAAAAGTATGCCGTCCGTCCTCCTCAAGTAAAATTAGACGGAATCTGGATCTCTCCAGATGGTGTAGCTTTCACCGATTCAGTAGGCTCAATGAGTGTGGCCCTTGACCCGGCCAGCGATATACCATTCGTCGTTGAAGAATACAAGTGTACCTGGAAGTCTACTAAACGCAATCCAACCGAAGACTGGACTTATATGACTCAGATTAAATCCTACTGTCATGCCCTTGGAACTCCGGTGGCCGTCCTTCGGGTGTTCTACCTCATGGGAGACTATAAGGGGTCTGGACCGCAGTATCGGATAGCCCGAATTCGGTTCACTCAGGCTGAACTTGAAGATAACTGGAAAATGATGCCC